ACGATGAATTATATACATTTCTTTAGCGTCGAGCTCCCGGACTTCATGGCACGAAATAACCAAGTGGCGCAAAGCCTCGGTTTTGGATCCGAGCGTTACTGGTTCTGGACCGTAGACGCGATCGCTGAGATCTGCAAAAAGTACAATGACGATGAATTAGTCGTAAAGCAATTCGGGCTCTTGTTTGAATGGCTAGAAACTCAAGCGGAAGGAGTGGCACAATGAAAGAGAAATCTTATTTCGAGGTTTTGAAAGAAATAGAACGTGATCGTGATAAGTGCAATAAGTACGAACGTTTTGACGTGCAATTATTGCTAGGCTCTATATGTGCGAAACTTGTCGAACAAGTAGAAAAAGACGAGAAAGTAGAATCGATCAACTATACGATACCGATTAGAGATCAAGTATACGATATAACGGTTCGTCGGTTGAAAAAGAGCGAAGGTGTGAGCGATGGAATATGTGAAATATGACTCGAAGCAGCGCAAGGAGCTACAAGAGAATCTGGAACGATTACGAATCGAGCACGGACTATCGAAGCAAGAACTTGCGGACGATCTGGGCTGGTCCAGAAATACAATTGATTACTGGATCCGTGGGGATCGTGTACCCGATAAAACAGGAATCGAGGCTATATGCGATTATTTCGGGATATCGGACGTGGAACTATTGGGATCTGAAATGAAGGTCCGCACGTTCGCTTATTATAAAAACGATACGCTTATCGCTTTCGGCACAATGGACGAGATAGCTGAACAAACTGGGCGAAAGATCGAGTCGTTGCGGAGTCTGCTTTGCAATTTAATAAGACAACAAAAACGTACATGATCGAGCTCGAAGACGATAAACGATACAAGCTAAAATTTAAGCAGTCGTTTACGATCGACGAGTTAAATCTAAAAGGGATCGGGTGGCTACTAGAAAGCCCACTCGTAGAAGTAGAAGAGGTAGAAGAATGAAGTATAAAGTTATTGATTATGTATCAGATATACAGAAAAAAGAGACGGGGACTTGTGAGTTATGCTTTGGGACTGCTTGGGTTGAAAATGGTTCGATCACGATTGAAGATGAAAACGGAAAAACTACCGTAATCAGACTTACTTACTGGGACTGGGGAGACTATTACACAATCTATATTGATAATGTGGTGAATTTCTCCGCTTGGTTGCAAGAAAGAGATGTCGAGCCGATTACCGAAGAAACAAACGCTTGGACGTGGTTGGACGAATTGGTAGAGAAATATAGTGAGGAGCAAGAAGATGAATAAACAAGAGTTGATCGAGAGTATTGTTCATTTACCTTCAGATTGCAGCAGACCAAGACCGATGATTGATAAAATAACAGCGTTGGAATTGATTAAGTTGCTAGACGAACCGCAAAAGCCAGTCATACCGCAGTTTGTTGCGGATTGGATTGAAAAAAATAGAGGCAGTCTATTTGGTTTAAATTATGATAGTGTTTCAAGCGAAATATATGATTGGGTCTATGAAGAAGAAGAAGAAGAAGGAAATCTTAAAAAATTACATCTTGCTTGTGCTATCGGCTACACAGTCGAGAAAGAGAAGCGGTATTATGTAAGGCTGAAAGGTGTTGTAGATAATTTGAGATTATTAAGACACAATTCACCAACTAATACTTGGACTATAGGAAGCGAAGAACAATGTTTTAATGTATCAAGAGCACACACCCGCAAAGAACTTGAAGACGCTAGTTTTGGCTGGGTGTTTGATTGCCCCGGAATTGAGATTGAGGAGGTGGAATAAATGACGGAAACTAAAATACTTGATGCATGTTGTGGAAGCCGTATGTTTTGGTTTGATAAAAACGAAAGCCATACAACTTTCATGGATGTCAGACAAGAAAAGTTTGATATACATGGGAAAAAGGTCAACGTAGACCCTGATATTATTGGCGATTTTCGTGACATGCCTTTTGAAAATAACACATTTAATCTAGTTGTGTTTGACCCACCACATCTCAAATGGGCTGGGCCTAATTCGATAATGAAAGCTCAATATGGTCAGCTAGACAAAATCACATGGCCGGAAGATTTAGCCAAGGGTTTTGAGGAATGTATGAGAGTTCTAAAAATTGGAGGTACACTGGTTTTCAAATGGTCCGATTGCCAGGTAAATGTAAAGAAAATACTAGAGTTAATACCATTTAAACCCTTATTTGGACAGCGAAGAGGGACGACTCATTGGATGACGTTTGTAAAATTTGAGGAGGTGGAGTGATGGGATTAACACTTAATAGCAGTATAACCGAACTAATCCTTGAGATTGGGAATTTGTTAAATTCTTCCGAAAACAACACGAGGACTTTTGCACTCGAAATTCCAAACCAATCTTTCTTTTTAGAAATAACAGTGAAGCCTAAAAAAGAGGAAGTCAAGGAAATAAACCCTTATAGAATGAATAAAAAAATGGAAGATGAACAATCTATCTTTGGAAAAGATAATAACTTTCACAAACAAAAACAAAACGAAAAGAAGAACCCTATCTTCAAACGGAATAATTTAAAAAAAGTAAGGAGGTAACGGAATGATTCCAAAATTTAGAGCGTATGATAGCAGTTCATACAGACGTATGTATCAACCAGATGAAATAATGGTTGGCGATGGCAACGTTTGGATTATTGATGAGGACGATGTTGCCGGTGGATGGATTGTGAATAACGACCTTAACCTCATGCAATCAACAGGATTGTTTGATAAAAACGGGAAGGAAATCTTCGAGGGGGATATAGTCAAAATGGCTAAGGATGTCTATTCTGATCCCACTTATTACGAAATTGTAAGGCATCGAGGAGGAGCATATCGTTTTGAATCTAATCAACACGGATGTGTATTGTGGTTACGACATACTAATTGTGAGGTTATCGGCAACATCTACGAAAATCCCGAATTGTTGGAGGTGACAGAATGAGACCGAACAGATACCCATATACTAAGAGTCAGTTGATTTTCAAAGAATTAAAAAGTAGCAACGGGAATGTTGTTTTTGACGGACAAACGTTTGAATTTAAAACGGGACAGAACGAAGCTCTTAATGTAAGCAGTGGACGAATGAACGCACGGAATCTAAGGGGGAGATGGGAAGAATGAGCAATAGTGTGTTTATATATGCGTTCACGAGATATGGCTGGGTTGGAGAATGTATAGATATTGACGAAGTAGCTTGTGTGGATTTTGAAAAATGCCAGATATGGCTTAAAGCGCATGACGCACGGATTCCACGTATGATTCAGACTACTTCAGTAGACTTGTATAACGTCAAAAAGGCTTTATTAAGAAATTTAAGGTGGTAACTAATGGATCTATTAACACTTATATTCGGGGGCTTATCTCTTGCGTGGCTGGGTGGCCTCGCAGTGATTGGCTGGGCTATGTGGAAAGAGGGACGGGAAGATGACGAATAATGTAAAACTGTTTTGTGCAAATATCGTGTTTGTTCTCTTGGTTTATTTCGGCGCGTGTGTAAATATTGAAGCACGGATTCGGACGTTAGAAACGAGCAACAGCGAGCTACAACAGACAATCAGAACACAAAAGGACGAGCTCGAGAAAGCTGAAGAAAAAAATGTCATGCAAGACGTGATTATAAACAAGTTAAACAATGATTATAATTCGCGTATGGCGCAACAATTACAAGAAATAGCCGATCAAAACGGCGTCGGGGGATAGTATGAAAGTTTATGTCGTTAGAAAATATCTAAAACGTACGCACTGGGATTGTAATCATTCAACTAAGTTTGAAGAGATTGAATTTCAGACCAAAGAAGAGGCACTAGCCTATCGCGATAGTCAGAAAGTCGGAGTTTTTGACGTGTACGAAAGAGAATTTTAGAGCCCACTTTGGGCTAGAAAGGAGGAGCGCTTGCGAATTGAGACAAGATATGGCTATCTTATAGACGCGCTTCGACGCTATCCGTTCGATAAAGAGATAAAAGAGCGAATCGAAGAGATCAGCTTCCCTTATCAAAATTTCGACGAAAATTGGTTTATCAAAAGTAAGTCAGCAAGTAACACGCCCGAGGCTTTAAAGAATGTGATCCTTAAAGAAAACGATCCGGAACTAATTCGGCTGTACACGCTCGCAGAAGCGATAGAAGAGTACACAAACGAGTGTGAAGGGACAATCTGGGAGGCGATCAAATGCTTATATGTGACACGATCAAAAAACGTCGAAGGCGTGGCCCTCGAGTTGTTTATGTCGAAAAACTCGGTCTATCGAAACGTTATCAAACCCTTTTTCGAAGGGCTCGAAAAAAAGGTTACAAGTATTTTTTTAAAAACACGCTGAAATTTGGGAAAAGTGTTCAAAAAAAGGTGGTAAAATTGTATTATCGGAAGATTGAAGGAAACAGAGATCTTCCAGCGGACGACAGGGCCAAGCCAACAGTTACAAGCACGTTTTTACTTTCGTAAAACTTTTCCCGGTTATGGGATCTCCTTATATTTTTTAAAATTTTTTCGTTTCGGCGGTTCGATTCCACC